TGTTAATAAAACTATAAGAGGAATTTAGACATGCCACTAACAAAAATACAATCACTAGGAATAACTGATGGCACAATAGTTAATGCCGATATTAATGCTAGTGCTGCTATAACATTAGCAAAACTATCTGGTGTTAATGATGCAAAAGCATGGGTTAATTTTAATGGAACAGGAACAGTAGCTATTGCAGCAAGTTTTAATGTAAGTTCTATTACAGATAATGGAACTGGAGATTACACAGTTAATTTTACAACTGCTATGTCTGATAGTAATTTTTGTTCTTTATGTTTTAGTGGAGATACACCAGCAGCAGTTCATAGTCTTATTCCTTCGTCTTATACACCAAATGTAAATAATATACGCATATCTACCTTTGATAGTTCACTTGCAAATTTAGATGTTTCTTTAATAAGTGTTGCTATATTTAGATAAAAATTATGAAAAGAATTATATATAAAAACCCAGACAACTCAGTAAGCATTATTATACCTAGTGCAGAATATCTTGAAACGCATACTATTGAAGAACTTGCAATTAAAGATGTACCTGCAAATACACCTTATAAAATAGTTGATGTATCTGAAATACCAACTGATAGAACATTTAGAAACGCATGGGAGTATGTAGAATGATTACAATTAACTTTGATAAAGCTAAACAAATTACTAAAGAAAGATTACGTCAAGAACGTAAACCATTACTAGAACAACAAGATATTTTATTTCAAAGAAGTTTAGAAAATAATTCTGACACTTCTGCAATTATACTTGAAAAACAAAGACTAAGAGATATTACTAATCTAGTTGATGACGTTACAACTTTAGAACAACTTAAACAATTAACTGTAAATAACTAATGCCATACGTAGGAAAAACGCCAGTTGTAGGAAACTTTGTAAAGCTAGATGCTATTACAACATCTGCTACAGCTACATACAATTTATTAAATGGTGGAGTTGCGTATTTTCCACAAACTGCAAACAACTGCATCGTATCTTTAAATGGTGTTATTCAATCGCCAACTTCAGCTTATACAATATCAGGTTCAACAATAGTATTCTCAGATGCTTTAACTGCTTCTGATTCAATAGATTTTATTTTAGTATTAGGTGATGTACTTGCAATAGGTACTCCTAGCGATGCAACAGTTACAAATGCTAAGTTAGCTTTAACTGCAGGTTCTGCTGGAACTCCAACTATTTCAACAGCTGCTGATACTAACACAGGAATATTTTTTCCAGCTGCAGATACAATAGGATTTGCAGAAGGTGGTACAGAAGTTATGAGGATAGATAGTAGTGGTAATGTAGGGATAGGGACAACAACTATTGGATATAAAGCTACTGCTTTTGTTACAAGCGAAGATGGTTTTTGTGTTCAAAACTCAACTACTAGCTCTGGTTCAGGAAATGGATTTTTATTCGGATTAGGATCTGATAGCAATGCAAGAGTTTGGTCTTATGATGGAAATTCTGTTTTATTTGGTACAAACAACACAGAACGTATGCGTATAACTTCTGTTGGTGATGTTTTGGTTGCAAAAAGTGCTAATGGTTTAGGTACTGTTGGAATTGAACTTATAGGTGAAACAGACACTTCAAAAGGTAGAATTAGAGGAACAACAAGTGGAAGTACTTGTATGCACTTAAATAGACTAGTTGATGATGGTAATTTAGTTGAATTTTATCAAGCCACAGCATTAGAAGGTTCAATATCTGTATCAGGTGCAACAGTATCTTATGGTGGATTTACTGGAACTCACTGGTCAAGATTTATAGATAAATCAAAACCAGATGTATTAAGAGGAACTGTTATGGAATCCTTAGACCAGATGACTGACTGGTATGTTGTAGAATTTACAGATAGCGAAAATAACTTACAGAAAAAACCTTACGCATTAAAAGCTAATGAACAAGAAGGTGATGTTATTACTTACAATTTTGAAGGAACAGATTATCAAGCAACAATCGTAAAACAAGCAGACGTAAAACACGTCATGTCTAAAATATCTGACACAGTTGAAGCTAAGAATGTTTATGGTGTATTTCATGCTTGGGATAATGACGATTTAATTAATAATGATTTTTATGTTGCTTCAGTTGGTTCTTATGTTGTGCGAATTAAAGCTGGACAAACTGTATCTAAAGGCGATTTACTACAATCCAATGGAGATGGTACTGCTAAAGTTCAAGCTGATGATTTAGTAAGAGCAAGTTCTTTTGCTAAGGTATTATCAAATACTGTAATAGAAACTTACGAAGATGGTTCATTTATTGTACCATGTTCATTAATGTGTTAATTAAAATTTACAATTACATATAATAATATATAAAATAACCATTAAAGGGTTATGAATATTCTCATCGCAATACCATGTTACGGAGGAAATGTTTCCAACATGACATTCCATTCATTATTTAATTGCATCAAACCTTTAAATGATATGGGACACAATCTTAGAATTGAAACACTTCCTACTGAATCCTTAATTAATCGTGCTAGAAATAAGTTTGTAACTAAGTTCCTGGATAATAAAGAATTTAACGGAACTCACTTATTATTCATTGATGCTGACATAGGTTTTACAATAGAGAACTTAAAAAGAATAATAGACTTTAATAGAGAAGTTGTAACATGCACCTATCCTGTTAAAGGTTTCTATTGGCAGCAATTACTAGATCGTATCAAAAAGAATACAGATATAGATGAAAAGCTCATGCGTGATTATCTTTTGCAGTTCAATGTTAATCTATATCCTAACACAGAATTTAAACAGGGATTCGCAAGGGTAAAAGAGTCTGCTACAGGATTTATGATGATTAAGCGTGAGGTGTTTACTACTATCATGGATAAGAATCCGCAGCTTAAATACAAACCAGATTTAAGAACAGGAATAGAAGGATCAGATAATGCTTATGATTTCTTTCCAGTTGGAATTTATAAAGAGAAAGATGGTGTTAATAGATTCTTATCTGAAGACTATTACTTCTGTAGATTATGGGAAGAATGCGGTGGCGAAATCTGGACAGATCTTAATACACCAATAACTCACTTGGGATCTTGCGAATATAGTGGTAAGATGTGGGATCAACTAAACAGGAAATAATATGATTACACTTATTATTGGTTTACTAGCTGGAGGTTTCATTGGTTATGCTTATAAAGATGAAATTAGTAAAGCTATTGAATCTATCAAAGCCATATTGAAAATATAATAATTTAACCTATATAAACTTCATTAACCAATGGAGAATATTATGTTAAACTATAATGACATAAAAAGTTACTGGAGCAAGTTCTATGCAGATGCTTTTGAAGATGCAAAATCATTCTGGAAGAACTACGCAGATACAGTAGAAAAATTATATAAAAAATAAATAAATAATAGTTATAAAACAATAAGTTATAAAAAATAATTTTATTTACTTATTATTCAATTAACTTTATCTCGCACATGCCAAACCAACTATAGGAGTTAGCATGGCAAAGAAAAAGAAATCAGCTGAAGATATTATCTATGAGATTAAAGATCTCCTTGATGATCTTGAGCTAAAGATAAATCCAGAAGATTCTTATGATGATGAATCAGAAGATGAGGATCTTGATTTAGACGAAGAAGAAGACGAAGAATAGTCTATATAATAGGGGTGGTGAATAGCCACCCTTATTTTCAACACAATCTATAATTGACTTTTTATCCACAAACACTATACCTTGTGTATGAAGAGAAAGAAGACAGCTACATCTGGTACCTCTATTCGTTTATCTGCACATGAAAAGATTTGTGCTGAACGAATGCAAACACTTATTAAAACAATAGATGAGTTACGCAGTGATGTTAAACAATTACATTCAGACATGAGTAAAGGCAAAGGCGTTATAGCATTTCTGATTATCGTTGGTGGATTAGTTGGTTCTGTTCTTGCTATTCTAAAGTTCGTTAAATAAACAACACAGGGTTTTACATTGTTAAAGGCAGACAAAGGATTAGTATCTGAAGCATTAGCTCAAGCACACTTTGCTAAAGATCCAAACTTAATTGTATTCACAGCACTAGGTGGAGTTGGTCCAGTAGATATTTGTACGTTTAATATTAAGACAAAACAATATACTAACTATGACGTTAAGACTGTATCTTATAGAAAATCAAATACTAAATACGCACATAAAAAGAATGATCGTATCAATAGATCTCCATCTAAAAAACAAAAGGCTTTAAATGTAAAGATTGTTTATGTATATGAAGATGGTAAGATACTAATCAAATGAATTACGAAGACGTTAAAAGCAGAATTAAAAAGCACGAAGGTTTTATAGCTAAGGTTTACCTTGACTCACTTGGTAAAGCTACTATTGGCTATGGTCATTTACTTACAGAAGACGATGACTTTGTTGAAGGTGTTATCTATGACAAAGATATATTAGAAGAATTATTTGATAAAGACTTTGATAAAGCTAAGCAAGGTATGGAAGAATTAGTTGGCACATTAGATATAGCTATGGCTGCTAAAGGTATTATTATTGAAATGGTATTTCAATTAGGAAAGACTGGTGTTTCTAAATTTAAGAATATGTTTGCAGCTTTAAATGAATTTGATTATACACGAGCTGCTGAGGAAATGTTAAACTCAGCATGGTATAGACAAACACCAAGTAGATGCGAAGAGTTGTCTAACTTAATGAGGAAGTGTCAGGTATAAATGTTACAAATGTTAGGAGCAGTTGCACCTCTTGCTAAGATATTATTTTCTACAATAGAAAAATCAGTACCTGATAAAGACTTGCAAGCTAAATTAAAATCAGATTTACAAACACAATTACTACAATCTAATACACAAGAACTACAAGCAGCTGCAAAGATTATAGAAGCAGAAGCTAAAGCTGGTTGGTTTGCATCTAGCTGGCGACCACTACTTATGTATGTTCTTATCTTTATTCTTGTATGGAATTATATA